TGAGCAGTGGGGTATAGTTGCGCTAGCGTTTGTCTATGGATTCAATTGGCTAAGGATTGGATACTTAAACTATAAAGAGGTGGTGAAATGAACGAAACAAGAAAAGCAGCAAGAGAGTCGCTAAGAGTAAAAGCGCGTAAGTTCCTGGACGAAGAGGCGACTGGCGTAGCATATGAGAACGCCAGAGCTTGGGAGGCGTGTGATGAGGAAGCAGTAGCAGCACAGCTAGAACGCTATCCGAAACCAATCATCAAGTGGATGAAGGCTAATTCTGACTGGGCGCAGTGTGCCACAGATACTTATATGGAAAAAGAGACTATAGCCAAGATATACGCTGATCCTTCTTTGTTTACAGCTTTTGTCGATAATGCCTTGTTTGAGTTCTTTAGACACACTCTTGTTGATTGGGAGCAAGACATACATGACGCGCTAGTTGACTCCGGCTACGTTAAAGCAGGAGACTACAATGACAGTAACTGAGATCAAAGCAGGCTTCTGGAAGCTAGTTAGTGAAGCCGAGAATGACACACTGGTGTTCTATGGGTACTCTAGAGCTGAAGTTGAAGGCAGGTTTAAGAGCTGGCTACGCAGAAAAGACTTGGAGAAACTACGATGACACACCCAACATACAATAACTCTAAACGCCCTGAAGCGCACTTGACAGCTAAGACCAAGAAGTGTCAATGTAGCTTATGCGGGCTAGTGTTCAGCACCGAGAATAACTTTGATAGGCACAGGAAGGGCGATTATGACTCAGTGCGCTACTGCGCTACGCCCTTAGAGGCTGGCCTTAGTGCGCGGTGTACTAAAGCAGGTGTTGTGTACGGGCAGTACGGTACAAACCCTTTTAACTAGGAGACTGACATGAAAGTTATTATACAGATGTACCCAGATGACGTACCAAAGGCCGCTGGTGTTGTAGCCGGTGCTTGGAGGGCTACAGACTACACGGGAGAAGAAATCAGAGTAAAGCTCAAGGGCGTAGACAAGGCAGTTAAATCAGAAGTCTGGTATTTAGCAAGCCGTTTGTACGAAGCTGCTAAGGAGAAAGTATGCGCTGTCTCGCCTGCAATTGCTGCTTAAGCGACTACGAAGCTACAAGGAAAGGAGCTGAGTCGCTAGAGTTCGTTGATCTATGCGACAAGTGCTTTGAACACATCAGGGGTTCTTTCGCAGTAGTTGAGCGAGATGACTTGAAGGTGGTTGAGTATCGTGAAGAAGATCACTCTCGCGACAAAGACATGGAAGACCCAGGCGACTATTAATGTCAATACTCTACTTAGACATAGAAACTAACATGGCACACAACGTTATCTGGTGCGCTGGTTACTCTATTGATGGTGCAGAGCCTAATATCACTACAAGCCCGCATGAGGTTAAGGCTCTTATTGATGCTGCCAGCAATGTAGTAGGGCATAACATCATAGGCTTTGATGCGCCAGTGCTTGCTAAGGTATGGGGTGTTACTATACCTACTAAGAAGCTAGTTGATACTTTAGTGCTATCGCGCTTGTTAACACCATCATTAGAGGGCGGTCATTCTTTAGCGGCATGGGGTGAGAGACTGAGACAGCCGAAGGGAGAATTTACAGACTATGACGCAGGCTACTCTGAAGAGATGGCTAACTACTGTAGGCAGGACATAGTAGTTACAGTAGCGTTACACAATAGACTTGTTAGGGAATTAGCGAGTAATGAGTTCTCAGCAGAGTCTATAGACCTAGAGCGTCAGGTAGCTATTATCATAGATGAACAGGTAAGGCATGGCTTCTGTTATGACTTGATCGCGGGCTTTGCTCTGGACGCTCAATGCACAAAGAGAATGGCTGAGATAGAGGAATTCTTTGCTACTAGATTCCCATCACGAACTGTTCAGTTATACTCTGTAGCTACAAAGAAGCCCTTGAAGCCCTATGAGGACACCTTCAACATAAGCTCGCGGGTACAGATCGCTGAGAGATTGTTTGAGGTTGGGCAAGGCCACCAGTTGACTAGAAAGACAGACACTGGACGCTACAGCATAGATGAAGAAGCATTGAAGAATGTAGACGGCAAAGAGGCTTCATTGTTAGTAGAGTTTCTGACATTACAGAAGCGCAGCGGCTTATTGGCTCAGTGGAATAAGTACACAACACCGGCAGGTAGAGTACATGGCAGGGTAATCACCAATGGCGCAGTCACTGGTAGAATGACTCACCTAAGCCCGAACATGGCACAGGTACCTAGTTGCACAAACTACTTAGGTAAAGAGTGTAGAGGCTTGTTCCACGCAGCATACGGTAAGAGACTTGTAGGCATAGATGCTAGTTCGCTAGAGCTGAGGATGCTCGCGCACTATATGCAAGATGCTGATTATACAAAGACGGTAGTAGAAGGTAACAGTGATGATGGCACAGATGTACACACCAGGAATCAGAAGAGCGCAGGATTAGCGACTAGGGCGCAGGCAAAAACCTTTATATATGCTTTCCTGTATGGCGCAGGCGCAGGCAGGATAGGACAGACCATAGGAGGAACTCCTAGAGACGGACAACAGTTAATAAATTCTTTTATGGAACACACACCAGCACTCAAGACCTTGAAGTCTAAAGTGGATAAATTAGCAGAGAGAGGATTCATCAAGGGTTTAGACGGTAGGAGGCTCTTAATCAGGTCAGCGCATTCTTCGTTGAATGTATTACTACAGGGCGCAGGCGCAATAGTAATGAAGAAGGCTTTAGTGCTTCTGTACTTGAAGATAAAACAAGCCAACTTAGATGCTAAGTTTGTAGCTAACGTGCATGACGAGTGGCAGTTGGAGTGCGCAGAGAAGGACGCAGAGATAGTAGGAGAGATGGGAGTATTATCTATTAAGGAAGCTGGGGAGCATTTTAAGATGAGATGCCCCTTAGATGGTGCTTACAAAGTTGGCATCACGTGGGCTGACAGTCATTAATGTGTTTTACTTGCTACACACATTGAAGTATGTTATAGTATGGTTTTAGGAGGCGTTATGAAAGCATGCACAGTGTGTAAGCAAATGTTATCTATGGATAACTTTTATAATAGAAAATCAGCTACAAATGGTAAAGGATATAGATGTAAGTCTTGTGATAAAAAAGCTAGGAATAAGTGGGCAACTGAGAACCCTGAAAGAGCAAGAGTTTCTGGACGAGAAAGAAGATTAAGACACAGGTACGGTGTTGATCTTAAATGGTATGAAGAACAGCTTAAAAAACAGAACTATGGTTGCGCTATCTGCGATATTAAAGAAAACAACGTAACTAGAGGCGTAACAAGTAACCTTAATTTTGCAGTGGATCATTGTCATTCTACTGGAATGATAAGAGGCCTTCTTTGTAACCAATGTAATCGTGCTTTGGGAATGTTTAAAGATAGTCTTTTACTTATTAATAAAGCAGTTAACTACTTAAAGCAATCTAGTGAGGAGCAGCGATGAAACTAGAACTAACAGCAGAGCAGATAGACAAAGTTGTAGCTAAAGAGATGAAGAGACTTAGGGAAGAGTTAGTGTGTTATGCTTCCAGTCCTCATACAGAGCTTAAAGAGCATAATGTATTAATAGCAGCATCGTTAGTGATACAGAGTTATTATAGAGTTGACAAATATTAAGAACAGCCTTAATATCAACTTGCTACACCCCTGAAACATAAATGCCCTAATGGGTAGGAGATACAAAGATGGCAAACACTATAGTACGTTTAGACAATGTGGAACTCCAGTGGGCTTGCTTTAACGCCACTAATGACATGAGCGATAAGTATCAGGTTGATTTAGTAAACCTATCGCCAGAGAATGTAGCTAAGTTAGAGAGCTTAGGATTAGTAGCACGATTCAGGGAAGATAAACCAGACAAAGGCCGCTTCATAGTGCCTAAGTCTATACACCCTATTGTACCAGTGAGAGCAGACGGCAGTATCATCACTGATGCAGTTGGCAACGGTAGTAGAGCTACAGTCTTAATGACCTACTACATACCAAAGCGTAAGCCCGTAGGCGCACCTGAGCGTAGTCCCAGCTTAGTTAAGATCACAGTTAATGATCTAATTGTGTATAACAAGGATGCTCCTACAGCAATCTCAGACGCTGATCTCTAATGTTACTCATTGATGGTGATATAGTCTGCTATCGCACAGCATTCAGTAGAGAACCTAGCAGTCTTACTGAGTATTGTGAGTTAGCAGATAGGTATATCACTAACATTGTCCGTAATGCCTCACCTGACATAAAAGACTACAAGGTCTTTCTGACAGGTAAAGGCAATTACAGGAAGGACATAGCAGTAACGCAGGAGTACAAAGGTACTAGGGCGAAGGAAAAGCCTGAGTACCTTGAAGCTGTACGGCAGCACCTCATAGCGACACACTTAACACAAGTGTCCGCAGGTGAGGAAGCTGATGATCTCATAGCCATCGAAGCCACAACAAGAGGCCTAAAGAGCGTCATTTGCTCAATTGACAAAGACTTCAACCAAGTTCCTGGTTGGCATTATAACTTTGTTAAGAATGACCGCTTCCATGTATCAAAAGCTGAAGGGATGCGCTTCTTCTACTCCCAGATCATCATTGGGGACAGATCAGACAATATCTTAGGAGTACATGGTATTGGCGAGAAGAAGGCTGCTATTGCACTTAAGGGATGTAAGACTGAGTATGAACTTTATAGCAAGTGTGTAGAGTTGCTAGGATCAGCAGAGAGAGTGCAAGAGAATGGACTCTTGTTGTGGCTAAGACGTTATGAAGGGCAGATGTGGACTCCTCCTTTACCTAAAGGGATTGCTAATGAAGAAGAAGCTAAAACCGCCTAAAGGTTACGACTCTTGGTTTGAGTATGACTTACACAGCCTACAGCTAAAGGGATGTCAGTGTCACACAGCTAAGGTTGCGTATGTACAAGAGAGGAGCTACGAACCTGACTTCATTAGACAGGAAGGAAGTAAGACTATTTACATAGAAGCTAAGGGACGATTCAGGGACAGATCAGAAGCCCGTAAGTATGTAGATGTGAAAGCAGCCTTGAGCGAAGGCAGCGAGCTAGTGTTTGTGTTCTGGAATCCTAAGACTCCCATGCCAGGCTCTCAGCGCAGGGCAGACGGTAGCAGGCTCACTCATGGCGAGTGGGCTGAACTACAAGGACTTAGGTACTATACTGCTGAGACTCTACCTAAAGCATGGAGCAAGTAATGAGAATATTAGTAATACCTGACACACAGGTTAAGGCTGATGTACCCATGCAGCATCTAAGCTGGGCGGGGCAGTACGCTGTAGCTACAAAGCCTAATGTTATAGTCTGCATTGGTGACTGGTGGGATATGCCTAGTCTTAGCAGTTATGACAAGGGCAAGAAGACCTTTGAAGGACGGCAGTACACTAAGGATATACAAGCAGGCAAGGACGGCATGAGCTTGTTTATGACTCCTATACGCGAAGAGCAAGAACGTCTAAGGCGCAACAAGGAGAAGCTCTGGAAGCCCCGTATGGTGTTTACTATGGGTAACCATGAGAACAGGCTTATGCGAGCTATTAATGACGACCGTAAGCTAGAAGGACTTATCAGCTATGGTGACTTAGGGCTACAAGGATGGGGCTTTGAGGTAGTAGACTTCCTAGAGGTAGTGGTAATCGAAGGTGTTGCCTTCAGCCATTATTTCACTTCAGGGACTATGGGCAGACCAGTAACCAGTGCTAGGGCGTTACTGACTAAGAAACACATGAGTTGTGTTATGGGTCATGTACAGGACAGGGATATAGCCTATGCCCGTAAAGGTGATGGAGCAGCAATGACAGGCATCTTTGCTGGTGTCTTTTACCAGCACACTGAGGACTACTTAGGTGGGCAGGGTAATGA